CTTTATTCCCTATTTCAAGCTTTTTTGCTCCGGGCATAAGCGAATCAAGATTTCGGAGTTCTTGTCTTATGGCTTTCTTTTGTTCCAAGGTTCCAGCAGCAGCAAGTTCTGCCATGAGTCCTGTCTTAGCAGCCTCTAAGCTTTCAACATTGCCTTGTTGAGCAGCCGTAATACCACCTGAACTTATGTCTGTAACTCGATCAAAACGCCCTAGTGCGTCTTGTTGTTCTCTAGCAGTAGCAGCAGCTTGTGAATACTCCTGTGCTTCTTTCTGGTAGCCAGCAGCCGCCAATTGTTGAGCAATAGAAGACAAAGCAACAGGGTCCTTAGAAGCCATTGCTTGCTGCCCTTGCTGCATCAACTGGTTAAACTCTTGCTGCTTTCGCTGGTCCCTCATCTGACCCGGAATACCACCAATAGCCTGACCTAAGCCAAACATGCCTTGTTGATAAGCAGGTCTACCTAAGTTAGACAAAAACGCTTGTGAAAATTGAGCCATTATATGTTCTCCTTATTAATCAAACAGCCCACCAAGAGCTGAACTAGCAAGCCCAGACCCTAAAGACCCTATTAAGTTTGCTTGTCCTAAGCCTGACTGAAGCAGTGCCTCAAGACCTGAAGCATAAGTTTTGCCGTATGCTCCTGCTTGTTCTGATATTGCTTGTCTCTGACGTTCTGCTGCGGTCATTCCGGGTTGCAATGCAGACAACAACTGTGCCTGTGGCACGTAGCCAGCAGCCAGCATACCAGTGCCTAACTGGGATTGTCGTTGCTGCTCTTGTCCTGCAAACTGCATAGCGTTTAACATGGCTTGGTTCTGAGCTTCCATCTGAGCCTTCTCAAACATAAACTCGTCAGGCGTTTTGCCGTACATGTTTGTCTGTGTGCCTAAGCGACCCTGTGAAGCCATGCGTTGTTCCAGAGCAAGCCTTTGACGCTCTTGTTCTGGAGTCATAGCTGTGAGCATGCGGTTGTACACATCTTGCTCACGTTGGGCTATAGGTGCCCTTGCTTGGCCAAAGAACATCTCTGCGTCTTTTAAAGACTGTTGTTGTAAAGCCTGTTCTTCAGGAGAAGTAGTTATATCGTACGACATCTGACCCGTCTCTGGGTCCCTTGACATACCAAACTGACCGCCAGTAGCAGAAGTAACGGTGTACGGTTGAAACTCCATCATACCTGAGAGTTTATCTGCTAGACCACCTTCCCCTGCAAACTCCTCGTACCCAAAAGCTCCTATTTGCCCTAGTTTATCGTAGGCTTCTTTAGTTAAGTAGCCACCGGCAGCGCCTCCTAATAAATTACCTAACCAGCTTGCTCCTGTAGCAGCGTTAGTGCTAGTATCAACTTCGCTCATCAGTAAGTCCCTCCATTAATCGTCCCAGTTGATAATGTCCCTGAAAAAGTCAACGTAGGAATTGTGACAGTCCCAGTAAACGTAGGACTAGCAGTGTTTGCTTTTGTGGCTACTGCCGTTTCAATGTTGTCGAACTCAGTTCCAAACTCAGTCCCTCTGATGATTTTGTTAGGGTCACCAGTAGATAAGCCATCTTTGGAGGCGAAGTCAGTCAGTTTAGTATAATTACTCATATTGTTTTACCTATCAGTGCAAGCACGTTTATTTCCTGTAGAGAAAGTTCTTTTCCGTTAATGTTAGTCTCCAAACCAATACTTAATGTCCCACCGCTTCCGTTAGTGTTGATAGCTTCTTTAGAAGTTAAAATATCTGCTGAAAACTGAGCTACGGTGTATTCACCTTTTCCAAATTCAGCCTCTTGTGCTTCATTCTTTAAAGTTAAAACCGCTGTGTTGTAAGAATACCCAAAGTCATAGTCCCACTTAAGAAAAACGTTTAGACCAGAACCACCCACTACCGTCGGTCTAAGCTTCTTAAGGAACTTTAGTTTAGAAGGGTCTCCAAAAGACAACTCAGGGCTATAGTACTTAAAGCCGTAAGAGCTGCCGTTGTCCAGAAAACCTGAGTACTCCCCTACCCCTAATAAACTACCGATAAGTAAAGTACCGTCACCCTTTCGTTCATAGCAAGTAAAACCAGTGCCGGGCCATCGTGTCACTCTGTACGACCCATTTTCTAGTGTTCCTCTCAGGTCAAAACAATAGGTAATGTCTTGGTTTACGAAAGTAAGCAAGTAGAAGTTTTCTTCTGGGTGGTACACAGATTGGAAGACTTCGTTTTCTTCCCTAAGTAACTGAATAATGTCCGTAGTAATTGTATTGGATAGACTACTAAGAGGCATGGACTTTTCTTGGATTGTTCTCCCAAAGCTCTTTAAGCCTGTGTAAGACAAGAATATTACGTCTACACCAGTGTGTTGTATAGTGTCTCTACCTACGCAACCTACACCAGCCACTGTGTCTGACAAAGCCATAGTAGCAGGAGAGTCAGCACCTTCGTAAACTACGATACTGCGCTTACCAAATATAATCAAATGATTATTATGGGCAGATAGTGCTACAATTTCGTCGTGACCATCAGGCCATACTTTAGCCAAGTTAATGGAACCAGAGGTCCCGCCTAGCCAGTCATGGCCAATCAAAAGATCAGACCAATAAACAGTTGATTTATCCGTAGCAAAGTCAGCAGTCCAGAGCCTACCGTAAGCTGATAAGACTTCATTCCCGTACATACTAGAGGTAACACCGGCTGCACCTGTGACTGTGCTTAGTTGTAACACGTCCCCGTTAGTTCCTCCGGGGTCAAGAATTGCAGTGTTATTGTAGATAAGAGGCTCGTAGCCACGCTGAAAAAAGTAGATGCTGTCATTAAAGTTAACCATCTTCCAGTCATCAGCAGTAATTGTGTAGCTGCCGGGAGTCTCATCGGCTAACGTGGTTGTGCCGCTGAGAATCTTATTATTACCCACTGAGAAAATCTTGGTGGTGCCTGTGTCGTCTCTGAACTCTTTAATAGAATTTAAGAAGTCACTCCCTAGCTGCGTCTTGTTGGTTGTAGTGACTAGGTGTCCCTTACGCGCAGCAATACGCCCTCTCTTGTCAATAACAGCGTTGTCTGCTACTTCAGCAAAAGAGGGGTCTTGAGCTAACGGTGAGTCCTCAGTGTTGATACCTTGGAACGCAGGTGCTACAAGATTAATACTTTTGAGTTCTTGTGCCATATAAGTAGCCCTTAAGCCGTGTAGAAGACAGTTTCTTCAGGGTGTCTAGCAGCGTCCATAGCAATAGCATCAGACAAGTACTTGTTAGCTATTGAGAAGTATTCCGCAGTAGAAGTACCACCGGTTTCTCCACGTTCTCGTGTAGCCAGAGCCACCGCAAGGTGTATCACAGGAGCCGAAGGTATTACCATCGTGTCTAAGTCAGCACTTAGGTTAGCGTTACGCAGAGTACAGTTAAAACGTAAGGTATAAACATCGTCTGGCTTAGGGTACACATCAATCAATGTGTCACCGTCTGCGTCCACACCATTGTACGTGTAGTACACAGGTGAGCCAGAGACAGGTTCCCCGAGGAGATACTGTGTATCAAACCAGTTATTAGTCTGGTACTTCATAAGGAGGTTAGACGTGTCGTTCAACACGTTTAGTTCCTTGATGTTGTTCCCACTGCCCGTCAAGGAGTAGTTGAAGATGTCAGCTGTGGTGGTGACCGTAAGGGTAGTCCTAAGTGCAGACCAGTCCCACGAGTTTTCTACGAGGTCCTTAGCGTCATTAATAAGGTCTCCGATTAACTTACTGTAAGAAGTAGTCTGAACAGAAATAACTTCTGTTTCACGTATCCTTCTAAGCACGTTATTAACTAAATCTAAATAAGTCATTAGATCATTCCTTTAAACAAACTTTCATTAATGATTCGATCAAGTTCAGCATTATAATTTTTTGGCTGATATTGGACTCCTACGAACTCCGGTAACACATAACTAAGCCCTCCCATGTAGCCTCCAGATTCTAGACTACGACCTCCTCCTCCACCGCCACCTGTTAGTGGTGTTGTTCCAACTAGAGGGTCATCTGGAGGAATAACTATAGGGTCATCTGTTGTTCCAACTAGAGGGTCATCTGGAGGAATAACTATAGGGTCATCTGTTGTTCCAACTAGAGGGTCATCTGGAGGAATAACTATAGGGTCATCTGTTGTTCCAACTAGAGGGTCATCTGGAGGA